CTTTCACTTCATCAGCGATCACGCCAGCGCCCTGATAAACGGCACGGCCCACGCACTCCGCAGATCTGTCCGTCAAGCGATTCAACTGCTTCACATATTCATCTATGCCGGTAAACTTCATTGTTGCCATCAGCGCACCCTCCAAGTCCATTCGTGGTGGATGAACTCGGTCTCTTCCTCATACTGCACGGAATTGATCGCCCATGCCACGCCGAGACCTTCAAGCCCCTCCTGGATCAGATCAGCCTGCGGATCGTATTCGGTCTTGGTGAAAAGGTCAATCGTGCCTTCGAGCGCTTGGCTCTGCTTGTGGTTGTCAGCGTAAAACGAATTGAACTCCGCATCTTCCGCCCAGATAATGTACGAAGTCACACCCTTCGGCGTGCTTCTCCAATAGTGGTAAGAATGTTCGTTGATTTCCGCAAGCATTGCGCCAATACTTTCAATCTTACTCTGCAACGATGTCATAATAGTCCTCCATCCTTTTCAGCGTCAGATCAAGCGCATTTTCGTCCACGATCTCTTGAATCATCGACACACGGAATTGATTGTCCGTCTGCTCATTCGGGAACACGACATAAAGATCCTGCGTGTAGCTTGGGACTTCCGTGTTAAATACTCTAACGAGCAGGCTAATTGACTGATTTGCTCCCATCGCGGCGTACATCCGGTTGTAACCAACTGTGCGTTTGCGATAAAATGCGGAGCAAAGAACTGTCAACCGATTGACGGGCATCCGTCCAGAATCTGATTGATTGCTCACGGAGCAGATCTGCAAAATACCCTCTTTATCCATTCGCCTGCACCTCGTTATACTGCGAAGAAGATATAAGCTGGCTCTTTTGCTCGTCATACGAAATCTTGAACTTTTCAGCAAGATCCATGTTTCCGTGCATCAGATTGTGTTGATAAGCACAGTAAGTTGTGCAAGCCTTGATTATCAGCGCATCGGTCTGATCGAGATTTACGATGTCGGTCAAGCCCATGTCGGCCAATGCAACCGCGATATTATCCGTGATCTCCGCATCGAAAACCGTACTCGTTATGCCAAGAGCCAACTTAATCTTTTCTAACATTTGTTGCTACCTCACTTCTTCTTTGTGGCTTTCTTCGGAGCTTCTTCGTCCTTCTTTGCCGCTGCTTTCTTCGGCGCTGCCTTTGTCTCCTCAATCGGCTCGACCAGGTTGACCGCGATTTCGGAAACTTCGATGATTTCACCGGGCTTGTGAAGTCCCGTTGCATCGAAAAATGCCTGTTTTACCTTTGCTTTCATTTCATTTCTCCTTTGTAAGCACGGTACAGATCTTCCGTGACCGTGAGCCTGCCGTCATGCCCGCATTTCACACGGGAATCAAGCCAAATCTTATAACCGCACGCCTGCGCTCGATAACAGAAGGAAAGATCCTCTCCGCACTTACCGATTGGAGAGAACCAATCCCCGAATTTCCCACAGACATTGAATAAGACATCAGTTTTCATGAGGACGCAGCCGAAACCGATTCCGGCAACCTCAAACACACCTTCGGGATAAGTCGTTGCGTCATAGAACCGAAGCCCACTTTCAAGATCTCCGTCCATCCTGTCGTAAAAAACAGGACTGTATGGCGGATTTCTCTTGAAGTAGATCCCACTCACAATGTCCTTGTCGTCCGCAAGCAATTTCTGAAGTGTGTCCGGAGAAAAGACCATATCCGAATCAAACCACATCATATAATCAAATTCCTGCTTAACGGCAAGCTCTGCAAGAGCGTTTCGGCTGGCATAGACAAGGCTTGACCGCTTGAAACTTACCGCGCACTCATACTCTTTTTGGAGCATGGCAAGCGATTGAGCAAACAAAGCGGACACCTCATCCATGCACGGAACCGCAATCAGTATCTTTTTCACAACAATTTACCCCCTAGATAGTGTGATATTTGATTAAGCGTGAACGATCTTCACGAAAGCGTTAGGAGCAACCGGCTCGATAGCGATGAACTCACGACCAAGCACGCGGACAAGATCCTTCGTCATGTCGGTCTTGTCATCGAACTTGAACTCGATCTCGTCACCGTTCGGGAAGTTTGCAAGAGCGCCCTGTCCCAGATCGCCTACGATCATGTAGGTGTCGCCGGTGGTGGAAGCGGAACTGAACGGCATGATGGAGTTGTTGAACACCACATCCAGGCCCTCGAAAGGATCCACGCCGTAGCTATTCGCATACTGAACCGCCTTGAACAGAGACCAGGTTGCCTTGTTCATGATGACAACAGGGTTGTCTGCTTCGTCGGAGAGCTTGCCGAGAGCGTTGGCAACGATGTCAATCGCAATGGTGCTGGTTGCGTACTGCGGAACGCCGACCGTTGCGGAAGATGCGCCGGTGGTGCAAGCGATGATGTTCGCTACCAGAGTATCAGCAGCCTTCTTTGCGATCTGATAAGCCAGCTCGTCATAGATGTACTGAAGGAACGCTTCGCCGCGCAGATCCATGACCTCATCAGAAATGGAAATCCACTTCTTGATGGACTGAGGAACCATCTCAACGATGCCGAGCGTCAGGGTTTCCTCGGAAACGGCATTGCCGCCCTCGGTATGAATGACCGCGCCGGATGCGGAGATCTCAAAACCAACCTTCAGATTGCCCTTGACATAGGCTTTCTTAACGCGGGACATGATGCCCTCTTTCTCCCATGCGGTCTTGACGATGTCATAGACAACAGTAGGAACGGGAACGGAACCACTTACGACATTGGTGGTCAGCAGGGAACGGCACTCGGTGTCATCGCCGTTCTTGATGTAATTTGCATACGCGTTTGCATACGCTTCGGAACTTCTGATCTCTTCAAGATTCATAACTTTTCTTTCCTCCTTGTTTTCGATTACTTTTCCAGCACCCTCGGCAACCTCTGCCTGTGCTTTTCTCTGCTCCTCAACGATCTCGGCCTTGCGAGTTTCAAGAGCTTTGATTTCTGCTTCCAGCGCGTCCAGATCAGCGCCGTCTGCTCTCATTTCTTCGGCAATCTCGGTCTTGCGGACTTCGATTTCCTCAAGAGTATTGAATTCCATCTGCTTTACCTCCTTACAGACTTTCGAGCCGCTTCGCCAGCTCTTCGATTCTTGCATTTCTCTTCTCGATTTCCGCCTGTTTTGCGGTCTCCACCGCTGCTTTTGCGCTCTCCAGCGCTTCCACATCAGAACGGGCTTCAATAGATGTCTCCTCATAAGCAGGAGCGGTCACGGCTGAAACCTCAAACACATGACCGATGCTTGTTATATGTCTAGTCGGATAGTCGGAATCCAGATTCTCCCATCTATCTTCCTTGACACTAAACATGAACGACATTCCGGAGATGTCGCCGCGAGAAACCGCCGAATACAGGCTTTTAGCCGTCTCGTTGTTCTCGGTATCAAGATTTGCGCGGATATTAAGACCGCCCTGCACTCTTTCGAGCTGCATGGTGCTATTGGCGTTGTTGTTCCGGCTCCGTGCAAGCGGAATCATGTTCAGATTGTGGTTGACCAGGAAGCGCACATCACGCAGATCCGTGTCATCCAACGCACCTTCGTCAATGGTCTCGCCAAATATTCCGCCGATGTCCGCCATCACGCCGAATACAATCGGCTGGCCCGTGATATAGTCGCCATGCTCTTCGTCATGCGCGGATCTTACTTCACATTCGAAATTCCGTAAAAACTTGTTATCATTCATCGTTTGCGTCCTCCGTTTCGTTTCGCTCAATCGTTCCGTCATCATTTATCAGGTAATATTCGCCGCGAATTGTCGGCCTGTCCCCTCCAGGAATCGGCGGAAGATTCCAGATCTCGCGGATCTCGTTTCGGCTCATTATTCCGCGATCAGCCATCTGCGCGGAGACTTCCAGCTTGTCTTTGTTGCTCAAATACTGAAGTCTGTTCGCCGTGGCCATCAGCATCGCGCCGCCTGCCCGTTCTCTTTCGGTGAACATTGCCGCCGTCATCGTCTCCGAGAACTGAATGGCGAATGTCTCAACCGCGCCCTCATAGAACGCCGACCACGCATCGCCATATGCTTTGTTTTGCAGAACATCCTCGTTTACGCCGAAATAGTTGTATACATTCGACCGGATGAATTCCATCTGATCGTTGTCAATGGTGAAGGGCTTGCTTTCAAGCCGCTGGATCTCGGAATATGTATTCGGGAAAAGCAGAAGTCCGCCACCCTCCGCTTCCTGTGAGAAATTCTCTTCGGAAAACCGCTTCCGCTCGTTCACAAGATCCTCATGCTTCGCGAAGTTGTTCAGCTTTGCCATGAATCTGTATGTGGCGGAATTCTTAATCGCTTCCTGCACGCCCTGATTCTGAATCGTGATAAGCTGCATCGTTTCATCCAGAGCTGCATTGCTCGAACCGAAGAAATCATCACGATACTGAAATTTTGTCAGCAGAGCGCATTTCCGAAGCTCAACCGCCGCAATCTGTCCGTTGCGGAACTTATAGCGCAGATACGGCTCATTCTTGTACTCCACAAGCGAGCAGCTTTCCGAAATCACGGGGAAATAGCCGGTGACTTCCAGATCGTCATTCTGAATCGGCACAATAAAGCAAGTGTTGTCATTGTCGAGGATCGTGCTGACGCGATAAAGAAATTGGCTCCATGTCTGCCACTTGTTCGGGCCAAGCCTTAACTTCGCTTGAAGTGACGGCTTTGCGCTTCCGATGATCTCAATTTTCAGTTTCGAAATGTGCCGCGCCCGTGCGTCAATCGCGCTCCGCACCAATTCGCTCTCATAAATAGCGCCGCGCCATGTCCGGAATACCGGCTGATATGCCGTCAGCGTCTTGAAGTACGCTTTCGCATCATGCGCTGCTTTTATCACCTGTCTTGGCTTGAAAATCACATCGAAAAGGCCCATCTGTTAAATCCTCACTTGTTCGCTAACTGACTTCCGATTTCAGCAAACCACTTCTGACGGACACACATGGCATCGAGCAGAGCCGCCATTCCGTCAATATGTGATGTACTGTTGAGCTTGACCAGCTTCGCCTTGTTGAACTCCGTGTCAATCTTCAAGGCGCTTTCTAGGAAATGAATCTTCAGAAGGTCGTTGTCTCCAATATGGATCCGTCCGTCTCTCATCATCCCCTCGGTCTCATATATCACAGGGCTTAAATTGTGGCCCTGGAACACATCGTCCGTGTGAAATCCAAACGCTTTCAGATCCTGCACAAGATACTGCGCAGAGTAGCGGTCATAGCCGATCTGAAGCGGAAGGATCTCATATTTCTGAACCAAATCAACAAACCATTGATAGCAATCTTGATAGTTTACAAAATTGTCTCCGCTCGGCTGCAATAAACCGCGCTGCACATAGATCTGATACGGAACGCCGTCCCGTTCAGACGCTTCTTGGATCTTCTCCGCCGGCAAGAAGAACTTTGCGAACACATAAAGCTCGCCGTCCTTCTCGATCACGATGCAGGCCGATGTCAGGTCGGTCGTCCGTGACAGATCTAATCCGCCGACACAGTAAGTTGAGCGGAAGTCCTCAAGCTTCAGCGCATCGCCGCAGCATTTGTTCACGGTTTCCGTGGAAAGCCATGCGGTGCTGGCGTTTTGCTTCAGATTGCAGTATTTGCAGATAAACTCCGCTTTCTTACTTAACGAACCTTCCGCAACGGCAATCTCATCGAGCAGATAATCAACGGACACGCTCACACCGAGATTTGGATTGCTCTTCTGAAGCTCGTTGATGTCGTCCCATTTCTCCACATCGTCAATCATGTAGAGAAATGGCAGCAGGCGGCGTTCTTTC